CTTCTGTATTGTGAGCCAGCAGGAAGGGCGTCATATTCTTCTTTGGTTACTACTGGTATTTGCCCCAATGGCACATCTTTAGAAAGACTCTGAATAAGGCTAGGGTCAAGATTACCACTCATTAAACCAAACATTAACAAATCTTGTTTTGACAGCTTATCGTTACTAGAAAGCATTTCTTTTATTATTTTATTAGCCTCATCTTCTGGCAGGTCAGAAAGATACCTTGCTTTAGCATCGGAAAGAGTTGGGAAAAGTTCCCTTTCAGCAAACTTAAGTGGCTTAAGTCTGGAGAGAGCTTTTTTTCTTTCTTCTACATTAGCTTTGGGGTCTGAGGCAATAGCTTCAAGCCGCTTTACTTCTTCCCTTTCCTGTTCCTTTAGTTCTTCTCTTTCTAATTTTTTCTTTCTTTCGTTAAGAAGAAACTTTCTTTCAATATCTTTTTCAGCAGCAACATTGCCAGCCAACAAACCTTGAGCCAAACTAGAGCCAAGAGAAATAGGTGTGCGACTTGGGCCTTGCAGCAGAGAAGCACCCAAAGCAGACAGACGAGCAGATGAACCTTCTCCAGTAAACGCACCACCCAGTCCACGCGCAGCACCGCCCAGTCCAGAGCCAAGACCACGGGCCGTACCAGAAATACCAGAGCCAATTCGACCTAACAGGCTTGGTTGAGGTTGACCGCCCAAAGGCCCAACATTCATTTGTTGACGCGGCGAAAGAAGACCAAAAGAATCGTATGGGTTAATCATTAGAATTGTCCTATCAAGCCGCCAAGAAGTCCAGCATATGCTTTTTCTTGTGCTGTAGCCCTGTCACCCATAGCCCCCGCAAGTGAGGCTGCACCACCCAAAAACAGTTGACCGCTACTTGGTTCGTAAAGCGGTGTAACTTGCGTTGAAACCTTACCCATCGGAAACCCAGAAATAATATTTTGATAACGAGCCAACTGTTCCTGCGGAGATGTTTGCTCATATTGATAGCGCTGGATAGCCTCTTGGATGCCGCGTTGCTCTTGAGCTTCACGAGCAGCACCGACTTGTTGCAGGCGAGCAATGTCAGAATAGTCAGCAGAGGCCATCGCTGGGGCCATCTGTGCCGCTTCCAAGCCAAGACCGCGCTGGGTGGCAAAGTCACGATAGGCTACATCAGCAGCTACATCACCCAATGCACGGGCTGTAACGTCAGCAGCAGCACCAGAACCTAAACGACCACGTTGAGCCAGTTGGCTTTGCACACGAGCTTGTACGGGGTCTAGCGCACGTTGAATAGCGCCAGTAAGCAGACCAGACTGTGCAGGCGGTACATACTGACCCTGCGCTCCAGTGCTACCAAGAAACGAACCAACAGTTGCCTGTGCTTGTTGTGTCAATGGGCTACCAGCTACGGCGCGTTGCTCCTGCATACGCAGTGCTTGCTCTGTCTGTGGTGTAAAGCCAGCATAAGTTTGACCTTGAAAAAACTGCGGCGCACCAGCTTGATACTGGCGCAATGCCTCAGACATACCATACTGCAAGAAGGGTTGAGCAAAGGCATCAACACCTGTCTGGGTTACTGTTTCTGTAGTTCCATCTGCCATTTTATTTACCTCTGGCCTTAATTTATACGGTTATCCACCGTTTGTAAACGCTATCCTAGAACAGCGTAATGAAAAAGAATGTCATCTGTATTTGCGTTGCTACGATGTGTAAGCGTGAAGGTTTGCTTGCCCACGCTACTAATATAGAGATGAGATAGCTCTTGGGCTGCATTAGACGATTTAGGTGTCCAAAGAATCACACTGTTAGGGTTTACGCGCAAATCACTAACTGTTGTGGTTGTAGAGCTTGCAGTCAACTGAAACGCGCCAGTAGAGTTTATCTTACCCTCCACAAGGTTGTTCACCACCTCCGCGACCTCACGAGGCGTGCCACCCATATTCGGAAGTCTGCGGTATTGGTTAGCCATTACCTGCGTCCTATCGTGTTGGCATCAACGTCAATGCCCTGCGCCTTCTTCCACTCGCCGCTCAAGTTCAAACGCACCCGATGGTAACGTCCGTTAGAGCGTACAGGGCAGAAGTTGTCATTGTTCAAGGTAGATGCGCTACTAAATGTAAACGTATCAACCTGACGATTGCGGGAGGCAACTTGCGCCGTCACTGTGCCAGTAGAGTTTTCACGCAAGCTAACATATGGAATGACATTGTTCAGCAGTGAGTGAGAACCCTTACGCACCTCAAACTCAGCAGTCTCTACTGTTGCGCTCAATGTGCTTCCTGTGAAGGTTTGGATTTTTTTGTCTTTGGAAGCGGCAAATAGAAACTCGCCGCCGCGATAGACAGCACCATCGAGAGAAGCAGGTAGAACGTCAAGATTACCAAAAGCAGCATCAAGAGCTTCAAGAGTGTAGCCAGCGGTATAAATAGGTGCAACCATATCCACAGCAACAGATGCGGTACTCCACTTATCAAGCGCATAGTTATAGATAATAAGTTTGTCAGGTGAACCATTCGTAGCCGCCGTACTCGCATAAGACCAAACAATAATCTGGCGCAGAGGGTCAGCAGAGGCAGTCATATTCTTAGCATATGCACCATCCCAATCCTCCAAGAAGAAACGGTTTACCTTCTCTGCACCGATGGCGCGAGAACGCTCACCATCAAACATATAGAAGCCGTCATCAGCCAGATAGAAGACACTGTGACCAACATTACAAACGCTGCCAGAAACCTTACAGCCACGCACCGTCTCCACCTTGTCGAACTGGAATATCAGTGGCGCACCAATGTAACTACCGCGCACAATGCCTTTCTCCATAAGAATAGTGGCATACTCACCGCCGACAAGTCCAGTCACATCACCCATGTCTTGAATGTCTTGGAAGTCAGCTTGAGTCGTAGCATTTACAGCCCAGCTTGTAGAATCACCAATACCACACCAGCGCACACGGTATGGCTTGTTGCCGTCCGTTGTGTCATTAGTAAAGCCAGTCATTACAAAGTCACGCACCACGGCAAGATACTTGGCCTTCGGAGCATCAGCAGAAAGGTCAGAAAACAATCCAGCAGCGGCAGCGGTAATCTTTTGAATCGGGTCAGCAAAGTTAGTGGAGATTACAGTCTCACCAAACTGAACAAAACGAGGACGGTCTTCTGCGCCAGTGCTGTAGCCGCCAGCCTTACTGATGTCGTCCAAAGAACCATCAGTCGTATCAAACTTGTAAATCTTTGTGCGGTCAGCGGCATACAAGCCAACATTGCCATCATCATCGGCAGCAGCAAACATGCCTACAATTACCTCATCGGCAACGCCGCTAATCGGAGAGATGTCCTGCATACTCTCATAGCCAGCAGCAGCAGGAATAACATTGTTAGCTACCGTGACACCTGCATTACCAAAATCTGATTGGTCAGGTAAAAATTCCCCAAAGCTAATCATTGCGAACTCCAGCTTTCATTTCCAGCAGACACGTTTGTCCAAGTATCAGAACTAGCAGCAATCGGTGTCCAGCTCTCACCTTCAGCAGACACCACAGTCCAGCTCTCACCTTCATCTGCTACCTCAGACCATACCTCACCTTCGGCTGCAATAATACCCCACAATTCGCCTAGTTTTTCAGCTTCTACGGCTATTGTAGCGACAGGCTGCGGGTTAGCTGTGGCGAACACTTCAAAGTTGGCGGTGACATCTGGGATGATAGCAAAGGTTTGCAGGCTGGCTGTAGCAGTCGCAAGCAGGCCACCCTCTGCATTGACAGACGCAGACGCAGATGCGGAGCTATCGCCAACTCGCACACGGATGCCAGCAGAGCTAACACTTGCAGAGGAAGAGATAGATGATGCACCAATTTGGATGCGAATACCGTCGGCAGATACGGAGACATTTGCAGACGGTGACGATGCACCAACGACAACCCTAATAGCTTCCGCTGTCGCTACAGCCGATACAGATGGCTGTGCTGCACCGACAACAATACGCACACCCTCTGCCGACATTGTGGACGGCCCAGCAAGTGCAGACGCGCCAAACTGGATACGGATACCATCAGCGGCGACAGTGCTGGTAACATTTATGTTACTCGCGCCAAGCTGTATGCGTATGCCTTCAGAGGTTACGGTAGATGATGCAGATGCTGCGGCAGCACCCTCAAAGATACCAAAGCCAACAGCGGCTACAGATGCAGATGTGGATGGGGTGGATTCACCCTCACGCAGGGCAGCAGTCAGCCAGATAGAACTATCTAGTGAATACGGGAGACTGTCTAAGTCACCCCAGTTATCTAACTGCTCAAGTGTTGGCCCTACGATGTCAGCCATGACTAGGCCGCCGTAATGTCAACGCCTGAAGCTGCTACCTTAAAGATGTCGCCATCGTTAATTGTCTTGGAAGCCGTCAATGCTGCGTGGAACAGCAGGTTGCCAGAGGACGAAGCATCGTAAATACCGATGTGCGTAATCGTACCCCAGTTACCACCAGAGGCAGCAGGGAACTCAACAGCACCGCTATTAGAGGCAGTGCCAGATGATGACGCACCAAACGCCATAGCCTGACGTGCATAGCCGTTGCCGCTTACTTCAGCGCCAGTGCCAGCATCAGTCGGGTCAGCAGTGTGCAGCCCAATATAAACAGCGGCAGGAGCAGAGGTGCTGCTTGTGCCTAAGAAGTGGTCAAGGAAGGCATCTTCCAAATAATCGCTCATTGCGCTCATGTCTATTCTCCGTAATCAGATTTCATTTGAAGAGCAGAACCAGCAAACTGACTCTCAGCTTCTTCACGTTTAATCTCTGTAATTGCGCGTGTAAACAACTGCTCATACAAAGCAGTCTTCTGGTCATCCATCAAATATACACCAGCAGCGCCCAAAGAGCCATATAGATATGCGTCAGGATGACGAGTTAAGATTGTATTGCTAGTGTTACTGTCAGACAACTCATCTACACCCTCACCGTAAATAAGCTCTGCCGTGTAGGCGCTATCAGGTGTAGGTGCAAACTTAATCTCGCTACCAAAGATTGTGTAGGCGCGAGGCTTGCCTGTTGCATTAGATGTGTAGTGGCTGTCAAGCGCCATAGGCGTGTAATACTCAAGCACTTCAGCAGGTGTTGTATTTAGCTTTACAGAGCGAATAGAACGCAGGTCAGTTGGTAGAGAAACAAACGCATCA